TGACCATGACTTCAAGCCATTTTGCCAGCGCAGAAAAACAATTCAGATTCCCGCTAGGAAATAGTTATTTAGTACAAGTCCTAGATATAAAATATAAAGCCAGTAATTTCAAAGGCTTCATTCAAATAAATTTCTTTTATTATTCTATGCCAAAATTCTTGTTTTCCTTTTTGATCTAGTTGTTCGTAAAGTTCTTTCCAGTCTTCCGGGATCTGCTTCTTAAATTCCTCAATCCTTACAACTTTGTTGTTTGACAACTCCTCAGTTATGGAATTTATTTTTTCTGATAAGACACTGTATTTCTTTTCGTATTCCGGGATATCAATTCTTCCTTTTTCAAAAAGGTAATTAAGTCTGTCACGCTCCCCTATTGCATCATTAAGTTTCTTATTCAAATTGCGCTTTGGTTTACCTGCTTCTTTTTTTACATCAAATTCAAGATTTTTTAATGCTGCATCAAGATTTTCAAGAAGATATTTTTCTGTTTTTGCTTCTGACACTAATTTTGTATTGTGCAATTTCTCATTTCCACCAAACCAGCATCTTTGATATTGCCGGTGCTTTTTGGTCTTCCTGTCTATGCTATAAAAACTTGCCATTTTCCTGCCACATATAGGACAGCGGAATAACCCACTGAATAAATATATATGACCGGACGGAGCATATTTTATCTGATTGATACTTCTTATTTCTTCCATTTGGTCTTTAGTGAAATAAGGCTCACAGAAATGGTCATTCTCCCTTACTTTTCCAATATACAGATCTGATTTGATCATTGTGTCCAATTTGTGTCTGGTAAAATCTGGGATGAAGTTTTCACGAACCCACAGAACGGTGCCACGTTTGCTTTTGGTTGCTAATAAATAATCAAATATAGCCCTTGTCTGCTCCTCGTTATCGTGTACGACTTTCTTTACGCCATCTATTTTCTCTATTTTGAATCCTATAGGCACTCTACCAGTGTAAGCTTTCCCTTCACGGATTTTATAAGCTGCGGTGTCTTTGTATCGCTCAGATATAACCGCCCATTCTAATTCTGCCATGTTTGCCATCTGGTACATGAAGTTCTTTCCGTATGGCGTGGAAGTATCGATCTGCTGACTTACTGATATCAAGTTGCATCCTGCGCTTTCCATGTCGTGATAGAGGTTACAGAAATCTCTCATATTTCTTGCTATACGATCGTATCTCATAATAACGACTGCATTGATTCTTCCAGCTCTGACATCATCCATCATGCGCTGAAAGTCCTTTCTTTTTGCCGTGCTATGCCCTGTGATCGCATAATCGCCAGAATAAACGATTATATTTGCATCAGGGTAAGTTTTATTAATGTACTTTCTACAATCGTCTATTTGCTGTTCCATTGATTCTGAATTATCATCTTTTTTTGATTTCCTTGGATAAATTGCTATGTTCATTTTTAACTCCCTTAAAAAACCCCTCATATTAATAGAGGGGCATAATTTTTATACATAATATGGATTTGGCTTCAATATAATTAATATAAGGTCAATTACAACTCCGACACCAAATAAACCAAAAGTTAATAAATATAAAATTCCAAATAAAATTTTCCCTTCATAGAATTTATGAACTCCAAACCATCCTAAAAACAAGCACAAAAAGAATGAAACCCACTTGTTTTTTGCTTTTGGTGCTTTCGAATAAACAGGAGCTGCAGAACTAGAAGAAGAATTAGCACTATTATTGATAATTATACTTTCAGGGGTTGAATTCTTAATATCCTCAACTTGCTTTCCGCACTTAGGGCATACTACACAATCAATATCAATCTTCTCTCCACAATGCTTACAGAATTTTGTGTTTTGTTCCATACGTTTATACCTTTCCTTTCTTTTGATATCATCATTATAAAGCAAAATGATTATAAAACAATACATTTTTGTCATTATTTTATGACATTTTTTTGCAAAATGAAAGTTTAGGATAAAAAACAAATGGATGCGTTATTGACTTTTCGAACATACGTTCGTATACTTTATGTATCAAATAGAAAGGTGGTATTGGATATGGGAGAGCTTAAAGAGAAAATAATAGAATTAATAGAGAAGTGCATGGACGAGGATGATCTCCGAACCATATATGCATTTATAAAGAGGTTTTTAAGATAAAAGAAAAAGACAAGGGTTTGCGCATTGCCCTTGTCTTTCTTTTTACTTCTTCACAAGCTTTTCTGCTAGCTTCTGGATTGTGTTCCAGTCGTTTTCATCCAGTTCTGAGATAGCGGCTATGAATCTGTACCGCTGGTCTTTTTCCCCGGCTTTCAGAACATCTGCAAGAAATTCAGCTATCTTTTCATTCTCGGTCTTTTGAATGAACATTTCGCCTTTTCCGGTCTCCAGCCATTCCACATCAACATTAAACAATTGACAAATAAGTTTAATCGACTGGGTTGATAGATTTCTCTGACCAGTTTCTACTAAAGATATGAAATTTTTAGTTAAACCAATTTCTTTAGCAAACTTTTCTTGTGACATTCCAAGCGATTTTCTCAACTGTTTTATTTGCTCATACACTTATTATCACCTCCCACTAGTATAATAGTACAAAAATCACACAATGTCAAACAAAATATTTAAAAAATGTTTGACAAGACCAACTAAGTATGATATTATAATAACACAAGGTAATACAAACACGAAAGGAAGTGAGCAAATGAGCGAAAAACAGAAAGAATCCCTTACAAGACTAGCTGAAACAGTATCACAGCTGGACAAAGAAAACTTCAACTATATTCTCGGTGTTGCGGATGGTATGGCAATCTCAAAGAAACAGTCGGAAGTTGACAAGCAGATTGCCATGTGTGGGAGCGTTAAATAATGAGAAAGGAGATTCCTATGAACAAAGCAGACATGGAAATTACACCAGAGAGGAAAGCCAAGATTATGGACATTCTGTTAGAGATTTACGAAAGACAGGAAGGAATTAAGCTTGTGGTTAAGGACAAGGCATCATGAATAAACAGTGTGTATATGGTGTAGCAACAGGTCAGACGGTATCAGACACACATATCTGATATTCCGACCGAAATTAGATTCATTTTTGAAAGAGAGTAGAAAGAAAAATGTGCGGATTTAAAAGCGGATTGATATTGAAAAATCGTTGTGTAATAGCAGAGGGAGCAAACGACAGCCACAGTGATTTACTGGAAAGCCTTGGAATTGAGGACAACATAGAAAATGCAATGCGTGTTTTCGTGAGAGTGGAACTTTTACCACCTAACGAAGAGTGGTGGACAGATCCAGACACTTGGAAAGAAAACGTGGATCAGGACATTCTGCCAGAATGGTTCGAGAACGACAAGGATAGATATTTTGATGAGTTTAGAAAAGCTGTCAAGGACTGGTGGAAAGAACACGTCAGAATTAATGAAGAAATCGAGGAACTGAGCAGTGGATATTACAGGTTGAAACGATGCAAAGTCAAAAATATGCTAAAAGACGTGAAAGCGATTATGGACAACTCCACGGTGCAGAATATGTGGGGCAACTCCACGGTGCAGGATATGATGGACAACTCCACGGTGCAGAATATGTGGGGCAACTCCACGGTGCAGGATATGTGGGGCAACTCCACGGTGCAGAATATGATGGGCAACTCCACGGTGCAGAATATGTGGGGCAACTCCACGGTGCAGGATATGATGGACAACTCCACGGTGCAGAATATGAGGGACAACTCCACGGTGCAGAATATGATGGGCAACTCCACGGTGCAGAATATGAGGGGCAACTCCACGGTGCAGAATATGAGGGGCAACTCCACGGTGCAGGATATGTGGGGCAACTCCACGGTGCAGGATATGTGGGGCAACTCCACGGTGCAGGATATGTGGGGCAACTCCACGGTGCAGGATATGTGGGGCAACTCCACGGTGCAGGATATGTGGGGCAACTCCACGGTGCAGGATATGTGGGGCAACTCCACGGTGCAGGATATGTGGGGCAACTCCACGGTGCAGGATATGTGGGGCAACTCCACGGTGCAGGATATGAGGGACAACTCCACGGTGCAGAATATGTGGGGCAACTCCATCTCCAGAGACAGCGAAAATAAAAAAATAAAAATTTCCAGCGAATGTGATTACGAGATCGTAAAAGAGGAAAACAAAAAATCATGAAAAATGTGGCAAAAGTTTTTATATCTATTGGACTTGGGATCCTGTTTCTTGGTGGAATGCTCGATGCGGATGGAACGTATTATGTTTTTCTGCTGATTGCAATGTCTCTTGGTGCGGTGATTGCACTTATTGGAGTTGTTATCATTGATGTTGAGAAACTCCGGGAAGAAAAGCGGAAAGCAGACTTTAACATGATCCGAAGGAATGACAAGCTTGACGCTGATGTTGAGTTCCTTGGGGAATTTGAGGACAAAAAAATAGCACCCTGAATGTTTTGGCGAACGCAGGTGCTATTTAAACGTAGGAATACAAAAGTATTTCTGCGTTTATTGTAACACGTAGTTAGGTTTTTGGAAAGCGTGATTTTATGTTTTACAGAAAATGCAGAATCTGTGGATGTAGTTTAGATCCCGGCGAAGGAAACATGTGTGAAGAATGCCGGGACGAGCAGTACATGAAGCAACAGCAAGAGAAAGCTGTCAGATACATGGTTTTATCTACAGATTTCAGACAGATGGAAATGGAGGAATTTTTAAATGCCAGCAACTAGATTATGCAGAACGGATGCCGGAAAGTTAATTGACGGACTTAAGGATTTATCTGAATTACTTGAAAACCTTGGTCTTGGAGATGGAAGTGTAGGACTTACGGCAGACGGAAATATTCATGGAATATTTACCTTAGACACAAATTTTCTGGAAATCATTATTGAAGACGACCAGAAAACGGAAATGGTCAGGTACATTGTTTAAGTCTGTGGAGGTAGGAAATGTACAGTGATTACATACCGGACAGTCTCGATATGCTCGAAGAGTACGAGAGGGACAGAGAACGCCGCCACAGATTATATGAGAAACAAGCCAGACGTGAAGAGCTGGCAGATATTGAATCAGAGGAAGAGAGGATAAAAGAAAGATGGAAGAAATCAGAGTAAATGTTGAGCAGAAAAATGGTGTTATTGGTTTTAATTTTGAGGAGATTAAGGAAAAACTTAATTCCGAGCTGGAAATTTATAAAAATATGATTTTCACGGAGGAATCCAAGACAGAAGCAAAAAAAACAATTGCAAGTCTTAGAAAACTGAAAAAATCAGTTAACGATAAAAAGCTGGAAGTGGAGAAATCTTTTATGATTCCTTACACCAATTTTGAAGCGCAGGTAAAGGAACTGGACAATCTGATTGATGAACCAATCAACTTTATTAATAACCAGGTGGAAGAATTTGAGCGCAAGCGTGTGGAAGAAAAGAAATCGCTGATTTCTGAAATCTATACGGAGATCATGGCAGAGCATGAGGAAGCGAGCGGATATCTTCCTTTACAGAGAATTTATGACAGCAAGTGGGAGAATGCCACCACTACAAAGAAAGCAATTACAGAAGCCATTGCAGAGCGAGTGGATCATGTAGAAAAAGATCTCGGTATTATCCGTAGCATGGGATTAGAGTTTGAGGATAAGGGGATTGAGAAATACAAGGCAACCTTAGAATTATCAGATGCTATTGAGGTCATGAATCAGTATCAGAAACAGAAAGAAGAGATTTTGCGCAGACAGGAAGAGGAAGCAAAAAGAAAAGCCGAAGAGGAAGCACGTAAGGCATCAGAGGCTGATTCTGTTATTGATACTCCGATGCAGGAAGCACCAGTTACGCAGACTGCACCGGAAGAAAAGTTTATAGAGCCGAAGCCGGTTAATAATTCAATTGTTTATGAGATTATTGCTGATCCATTTCAGATTGTGCAGTTAGAAGCACAGATGCGCAGCTTAGAAATTAAGTATAGGAGAGTACGATAATGGCAGAGACAGCAAAACAGATGAACATATATCAGGCAATATCAAAGTGCATGGAAGAAATCGGTGCGGTTGGAAAAAATGATGTGAATAAGACGCAGGGGTTTAAATACCGCGGAATTGATGCGGTAATGAATGCAATCAATCCGGCATTGGTCAACAATCATATATTTATCGTTCCAGAGGTCTTAGAACAGACCAGAGAAGAAAGAAAATCCATAAAAGGTGCAACGCTGATCTATTCGGTCTGCAAGATTAAATATACCTTTTATGCGGAAGATGGAAGCAGTATCACGGCGGTAACAATCGGTGAGGGCATGGATTCCGGAGATAAGGCAACGAATAAAGCTATGGCGATTGCTTTTAAATATGCTTGTTTTCAGGTGTTCTGCATTCCTACCGAAGAGATGCAGGATCCAGATTCAGAAAGCCATACGGTAGAACCAAAGAATGATTTTGTTCCAGCAACCGTAGAACAGCTTAGGACAATGACAGATTTTGTAAGTGCGTATTCTGATATGTGTGAGAATGCTACATCCAATGATATCTGGAAAACGTTGAAAGAAAAATATCATTTTGAAAAGACTTCAGATTTATCAAGTGAAATGGCTGCTAAGATCATTGAACAGGTTAAGTGCTGGTATAAGAAAAAGAAAGAAGAGTAGCTTATGGATACTATAGGAAAACTGACCGGAGCGAGCCGTACATTCAATGGACAAGGCATCATCCTTACATTTGAGGTTGACGCATCAGCAGCAAAACAGATTGAGCATTTAAAACCGGATGATTTATTGCAGATTAAGGCAGTTAAGTATCGTCAGAAAAGAAGTCTTGATGCTAATGCTTATTCATGGGTGCTCATGACAAAGATTGCCAATAGCAAAGACATCTATTCCAGCAAGGATGAAGTCTATGAGGAAATGTTGCAGAAATACGGAGCGTTCTATGAAGATGAAGACGGATATATCACGATTACAGTAAAAAAATCAGTTGACATGTCAAAGGTTGATGGTCATTGGAAATATATTAAAGACAATGGGAAATTTGCTTCGTATCTGATGATCAAAGGATCTAGCGAATACGATACTGTCGAAATGAGCCACTTTATAGACCGGATTGTTGAAGAAGCAAAGGAACTTGGCATTGAGACAGCTACACCGGATGAATTGGAACGTATGAAGCAGGAGTGGGGAACATGAGTAAAAAGCTTTGGAGCGTGTTCACGGATGATATGGATCACTGTTATTTTACCGGAACATATCCGGTGGAAAGACATCATATCTTTGGAAGTTCAAACCGTAAAAACAGTGAAAAGTATGGTTTTGTTATTCCGCTCAGACCTGATCTGCATCCTAACGGAGCGCAGAGGGGAGCAAATGCAAAAGAAATTGATCTGAAATTAAAAACTATGGCGCAGGAATATTTTGAATCTCATTACGGCACAAGAGAAGATTTCAGAGATATTTTTGGGAAGTCGTGGTTATAGGGTTGGAACACCTTGCCGTCCGGCAGAAAGAAACCTATTTATGCAGAAAATAATATATCACGATTTATTGGAAGCTGGTTATTATCTCCGGGTTTAGTCCCGGAGAAGAAAGGGGATTAATGAATACGATCAACGATATTCCCTATGGACACAAAGAGCCAATGGCTAGAATGTCAAACCCGGTAAAAGACAGAAAGTTTCGAAAAATGGTCGAGAGTGCGAACAACGAAGGTGACTGCATCATTAACGTTGGCAATGGTTATTACAGACCAGTCCCCGGTGATCCGGTGGATGAGAAAGAACTTCAAGAATATCTTGCAAAAGATTTACATAGAGCTAGAGCGGTTCTAAAGAAGCGGCTCTCGATGAAAATGACATTTGAAAGGTGGCGTGAGATTGGAATACTTACTAATCATTCCAGGGAGACTGGATAATCTGAATGATTTTATCCGTGCGGATAAGGCAAGCAGATATAAAGGCGGAGAGATGAAAAAGCAGAATGAAGCTATTGTTTCTGTGTACATTAGAAAGTGCCTGAGAGACGTAAATATCAATAAAAAAGTATTTATGGAATATCTGTGGGTGGAAAAGAATAAAAGGCGTGATTTGGACAATATATCGTCATTCGGCAGAAAAGTGATCCAGGATGCATTAGTTAACTGCCATGTATTAAAAAATGATGGCTGGGAGCAGATCTGTGGATTCTCTGATGAATTTCGTATAGATGCTGAAAATCCACGGATTGAAGTTCGGATTCGGGAGGTGGAAACTTGAACTATTTAGCTGAGATAAAAGCATTTTACGACAGGCTCGAACTAAACCCGCAGCCCAACACTGCAATCGCCTTATGGCATGCGTTAATGTCCATAGCGAATAAAGCAGGGTGGCCAGATACGTTTACGGTAGCCTTGTCAGTCCTTGGACTTCGGTCTGGATTAAATGCATCAGCATTAAAGAGAGCGAGAAACAAACTTGCTACAGATGGGTTCATCGAATGGAAATCGCGCGGTGGTAATCTTGCGGCACAATATAAAATAAATAGTCTTGTGGTTCAAAATTACAGTAAAAATGAACCACAAGATGAACCACAAAGTGAACTGCAAATTGCACCACAGTTTGAACCACAAAGTGAACCTATTAATAAACAAAGACATAAACATAAACAAAATACACCCCCTATATCCCCCGTGGAACGGTATGCAGAGTTTGCCGCGGTCTATCCGAAACGGTGCACTGGCTGTCTTGTTGAAACTGAATACTGCAATGCGGTACTGGCTGGTGTACCGGAAGATGATCTGGTATTGGCCGCACAGAATTATGCAGATATATGCAGACGGGAGAAAACAGCAGAGCGATATATTAAAAATGCAGAGAATTTCTTGAAAGAGAATATATTTATGCAGTATCTAAAAGGAGAGAACGATGGATCAGTTGGAAGAGATACTGGAACGCATGAAAAATCACTCAACGAACTTATGCAGGAATGCGGAGACACCGGAGACTTCCAGGGATTCTGATGTGTGTCCAATTTGCGAAGGCAGGGAGTGGATCTTGAAAATAAAAGACGGAGTTGAAATAGCAGTACCGTGTAAATGCCGTGAGAAAGCGGTCATGTCAAGGCGGTTGCGATTCGCAGATATACCGGAGGCATTCCGTGGGATGGATCTGAGATCGTTTCGAATGGATGTGTACAGGAAGCAGGAAAGTAAAAAGATGGTGTCAGATGCCTGTAAAATCATAAAAACCTATCTGGATGATTTTGAGAGCCAGAAGGAAAGAGGCATGGGATTGTATATCTGGTCAAGGACAAAGGGAAGCGGCAAGACGAGGATTGCTGCCGGAATCGCAAATGAGCTGATGAAAAACTATGCAGTGAAATTTGCGGTGTCGCTGACTATCCTGCAAGAGATTAAGAATACATGGCGGAGAGATACAGAATACAGTGAGAACCAGCTTTTAGACGCACTTTACACCACAGACATTCTTGTAATTGATGATTTCGGAGTGGAGAGACCAGCGGACTGGATAAATGACAAAATGTATCAGATCATCAATGAGCGGTACATAAACCAGAAGGTAACGATTTTCACGAGTAATGATCCGCTGGACAAACTATCCTACGATGACCGGATCACGAACCGGATCAAGGAGCGGACATATCAGATCGCATTCCCGGAAGAATCAGTCCGGGATCATATCGCAGAGCGGATGCAGGAGGAAATCATTGAAAAAGTGATAACAGGAGGAAATCATTGAAAAAGTGATAACAGGAGGAAAAACATGAGCAATGCATTGAGAAAAAAGACAAGAAAGCTTGAACCGAAAAATTATGAGGATAAATTCACAATGCAGCGCATAGCCAGACATATAAGCGAATCTGACAATTGTTTTTGGCAGACATTCAAATCAATGCAGATGTCATGCTTTTATGTTCTGTACTATGACATAGATTTCTCAAAACAGAAGCTAAAGAATTACAACGAAATTCTTCGGAAGAATAACGAGAAAATAAAAAATGTATCCACCATTAGAGCAGAGGAAGAAAGATTTATAAAAAACATTGGGTTTGATTGTGAGAAAGAAGCAAGGAATTTTCCGTACAGAGCCAAGATTCGTATGTATGGCAAGAATCCTAAGCAGAACCAGATTAAATCCGTAATTTCGAACATGAATGACGGCATTGAGTGTTATTTGGTGATTGCAGTTTATACACTGCATTACAATTACAAATTCAGTGGCGAATTGATTCGTGAATGGTTGAACAGGATGCTGGATTTTTCCAAGAACTATGTAGAGGGAATGAACGACGACCATGTTGTGAAATATTTCAAGCAGGAATGTGATTTAGATATAGCGGAGTGATGCCAATGGGAGAGATGACAAAGACAAGCGTAAAATACTGCCGGAAATGTAAATATTCGTATAATCAAAGCCAGACAGATCATGTGTGGATATTATTCAAAGACCGGATTAATGCGTGGATGCCCGGTTGGGATGTGTGATAAGTTTGAGAAGAAAGGCAGAAAGAGAAAGGTGAAGTTGAAATGACGGATGAAACCAAGCAGGAGATAGAAGCGGTGCTGATGTTGTTAAAAAATACATTGGTAAGAAATGGCGTAAGCATAGCACTTGCAGGAAGTGACGATACCGGAAAAGAAGATGGATGCATTTGTTTTTTTGATACCGAAGAGTATTGTCGCACCGGTAAATATAAAGGGGTATCTGTTAAAATAACGGATTTAGTGAGGTAGAAATATGATTTTTTTAAATTCAGTAGAATTGATGAGTTTTTTAAATGACGTGTTATATGACAAACTCAGAGAAAAACCGCCAGAAGATATAAGAGTAGAGATCGCTACATATGGTTTATCATTTTCTGACAAAAAATTTAATAATTGTTTAGGAGAGCTTAAAACGCGAGAATCTATGGTATTGAATTTTCTGAACACCTTAATGGATACCAATACAGATATGGTTGTAGGAATGCCTCCAATGAAAAAATATAACAATTCATATTATGGAGAGACGGCAATCGATAGAAAAAAAAGATTAGAAGAAATGGAAGATATCATGGGCACTTATCGTATAAATGTCTATCCGGTAGAAGAGTCGCATTTTAAATTTTACAGGATCGATGATATCTATATTACCGGAGGAATCAATTTGACAGATTCTACTTGGAACGATGCCGCTGTTTTGATCGAAAAAGAGAGGGACAAGGAACAATTAGAGTGGTATTTTCAGCAGATTTTAGACAGAGCCAAGGCTGAATGTAGAAAGAGAGGGATAGCATGGACCGCATAGAAGAAATGATACAGAACCTTGAACTGCTGAGAATGCATTTTGGCGATATCACAAAAACTTGTATGGCAAATGGAATCATAGATAGCACCATAAAAGCAATTGAAAAACTTGCTACTTATGAAAATGCCGAGAAACATGGATTGCCGGAATGCTATGAAGCCGAAGCGAAAGGCACACCTACAGAAAAGCCACAGACCAATGCAGACCGGATCAGAAGTATGACGGATGAGGAGCTGGCAGAAGTATTATTTGGAAGTTGCATAGAACACATGGGCGTAGAGGAATGTTCTCATCCTGAAAAGGCTTGCAAATCATGTGTTTTGGATTGGCTTAAGGCAGAAAGTGAGGAATAGCATGAGACTTGGAGAAGAATGTCCATACATAACACCATGCGGTTGGTGTAGTAGGCTTTGTAAGCCATGTGAGGAAAAGGAAAAGCAGAAAGCGAGGAAGCAACATGGAAAGATTAACAGAAAGGAATCCATCATGGATTGATGATGAACTGTGGGAAAGGGCATGTGAACCGGATTGCGAGGAAATAGATGCCGTATATCGGAAACTCAAAGACTATGAGGATGCCGAGGAGCAGGGATTACTTCTGCGGTTGCCGTGTGGAATTGGCTCAGATGTATATATAATTCCTAGCAAAGTCAATTATGAATTAAATATTTTAAGTCTGCACCAGGAGAACAACAAAGTTTATCATCAGAAAGTAGCCTTGATTACTTTTACAGAAAAAGGATGGTACATGGAGTGTGACAAAGATCGAGAATATGGTACAGACAGAATCCTGCCAGAAAAAATGTACAAGGAAACCTGGTTTTTATCACAAGAGGAAGCCGAAGCCAAGCTGAAAGAAATGGAGGAAAAGGATGGAAGATAGACATTTATACAGAGGTAAAAGAACATTGACAGATAATATGTGGGTGCAATGGGATGGATTTAGCGGTGTACAACCCAATACAGTTATTGAAGAAGAGACAATCTGCCAGTGCACCGGACTTAAGGATAAGAACGGCAAGCTGATATTCGAGAATGACATTCTTTCAGGGCATATCGACGTTGAGTTTCCAGAAGATGAGACGAGAAAGTGTGTCGTGTGGCATGAAAACGGATGGTGTACGAATGAGCCGGGCTGTGATTACTACGAGGAACTGGATGATTTTGATTCAGAGAATTTTGAAGTGATCGGCAACATGATTGATAACCCGGAACTGTTGGAGGTGTGACTATGACAATTGATGAAGCTATATCACACGCAAGAGAAGTGGCTGAAAGCCAAAAGATGTCAGCAAGACTAATCGAAGATAATGCGTATATTCCAGAATCGGTTGATAAAGAAGCCATTACATATGGCAATACTATATGTGCAAACGAGCATGAGCAACTTGCTGAATGGTTGGAGGAGCTGAAGCAGTACCGTGCAATCGGAACGGTGGAAGAATGCCGGGCGGCGATGGAGAAACAGATTGCAGAGAAAGAATTGGAGAGCCACGATGAAAAGCACATCTTGAAGTATTGCATTAGCCTTATGCAGGAGTTGGTCGGAAAGTTCGAGGAATGGTATGAATATGTGCATGGTGAAGATGCTATTAGGGAGTTGGACGAAGAGGAACGCTTTTATTATAGAATGTCATATTTTAGTATCGTTCAAGAACTGTTTCTTTTCAGAACCAGTCATTCTGGAGGTACATCTACGAGAGCAAAATGTAAACAGTTAGGTGTCGATTGGAGCGATGGGATTGAATTTAGTTTTGGAGGTGATGAAGAATGAGTGAAAGCCTTAAGCCATGTCCGTTCTGCGGTGGAAAAGCAATGTTCTTAACCATTAGAAATAAGCCATTACATTCGGATGTTGGGGTAATGTTCAAAATCAAATGTATGAAATGCGGAACGGAACTTCCAAAAAGCTATGAATGTGAGATGTACATGGATCAGGACGGTGGCATCAGAACAGGGAAAGACGAGCGAACGAAAGCAACTACAGATTGGAACAGGAGGGCGAACGATGGGAAGATTAATTGATGCGGATGCATTTGAAAGGTCGGTTATGTGTAGTGATGCGGAGGATATGCAAGACGTAATTTACGCTTTGCGTGACTATCCGACCGCCTACGACCCGGAAAAGGTTGTGGAACAGTTGGAAGAAGTTGAAAAAATAATGACATCACCAGTGAACAAAGATTGTTTTGGAGAAGAGTGTAAAGCATCGGACTGCATGGTATGCCTTATTAGTAAAGCAATCGAGATTGTGAAAGGCGGTGGAGTAGATGGCAATTAAGCCGATTTTATTCAATACGGAAATGGTTCGGGCGATTCTGGACGGGAGAAAAGATGCAACGAGAAGAATTGTAAAAGGCTTTATTCCTGATGATGCAGTATAGGGATATACCGCTTTTACACCTAAGGGGTACATATCGTGTAGAGGTACATTTGCAGATGGGTATGGAGAGAAATTTTTTAAGTTGCCTTGCGAGCCGGGCGACATCCTGTATGTCCGGGAAACATGGCAATGTTGGCGAGCACACCGATACGAAGCAACTGCTGACGTGAGATTCAGAGCAGGCGGAGATGATGTGAGGTTGCAATTTGCAAATGGAAATACAGATTCCATAGACCGATTAGACTATGACACATTTGTGCATAAATGGTTCAGCCATAATGGAGAGTGGAAACCATCATTATTTATGCCGAAAGTAGCGGCACGTATCTGGCTTAAGGTTACGGATGTGAGAGTGGAGCGGTTGCAGGATATGACAGACGATGATGCGGAAGCAGAGGGATGTTTCGATTATACATCAACAGCACTTGGTTTTTTTGATGTATGGGATTCCACCATTAAGAAATCCGACATTGACCGCTACGGTTGGGATGCGAATCCGTGGGTGTGGGTAATTGAATTTGAGCGGTGCGAGAAACCAGAAGAATAAATTGAAAGGAGTGAGAGGTTTGCTGGCCAGCGTGAAAGAGCTCTTTACTCCGAGAAAAAAATGGGTCTTGAAATATTTAATTATGACTGCCCCGGACAGCTTAGTTTTATAGAGCCGGACTTTATCAAGGATGCAGATTGCACCGTGAGAACACCGGTTATTCGAGGGATCAAAGACAGCCCTGTATATGGGCAGGGCAAGAGCATTAAGCCCAGACTTCCGGGCAGAACAGGAAGCCAACACTTTAAACAGATATACCTACCGGAATTACTACCGCTAGAGGAATATGACTTAATCGTGGTTCTCTTTTCTGGAGGAAAGGACAGTACGGCATGCTACTACAAGCTGCTGGAGCTAGGAGTACCTAAGGAGAAAATAGAACTCTGGCATCATGATATAGACGGTGGGCATCCTACAAGGCAGATGGACTGGAGATGCACGCAAAATTATGTAAAATCCTTTGCAGATGCGGAGGAAGTAGCCTTGCGGTTATCATATCGGGTAAATGGATTTTTCGGCGAGTTATATCGCATAGGAGCATCCGAACCGATTGAGTGGATTGATCCGGAAACGGGGGAAATAATACGGTGTAAACCGTCTCAGAATTACCTTAAATGCGAGGAGCTGAAAGAAAAGTGTACCGAGGACATGGAGGAACGGTTAAAAGAATACGGCTATCGGATGAAATTCCCTGCTAAAAGTGGAGATTTGAGCCGTAGGTGGTGCAGCGCTTACCTAAAGATTGCCGTGGCAGATTCGGTTATGAGTAACCTGGACAGACTGGATCAGCTTGCCGAACTGGGTGGGAAGCGGCTTAAATTTCCGGCAAAAGGCGGTACACATCAGGGACGGTGGTGTAGTGGAAATCTGAAAGCGGCGGTACAGGACAGCGTTACCTCCAATTTGGATAAGACAAAAGAGAACACCAAGATATTGATTGTGTCCGGAGAACGGCGTGGAGAAAGCGCAGGACGGGCGAATTACAACGAGATGGAAATCCACCGGACAAATGCAGAGAAGAAAGCACACCGCATTGTTCATCAGTGGCGACCAGTAATTGACTACTCCGAGAAAGATGTCTGGGAAGTGTTAAAAAGGCACAATGTCAATCCTCATCCTTGCTATCGGGCAGGATGGAACCGATGCAGTTGCGCTCAGTGCATCTTTTCCACACCGTCGTTGTTTGCCGGTATTAGGGAGATATACCCGGAGGAATATGAAAAGTTAAAGCAAGACGAAATCATTTTGGGATTTACCCTGGACAATAAATGCGATCTTGATACATTTGTGGGAAATGCAAAGTCATGTGTGTATCACGGAGACCAAAGGGCAATACATAGTTTAGTTACAAGTGAGTTTACTGTGGATGATGTGTATGTAAAAGGTGATTGGAAATACCCCGCCGGAGCCTTTCATGGGGCAGAAGGTGGACCGTGTTAGTAAAAATAAAGAAAGGAGCCGAACCAGCGCGCATAAATGGTACCCGATTCCTATGGGAAATGAATATAAAAGAAAAAAGATATTAGATGTAACATGCGGATCTAAAACGATTTGGTTTAATAAAAATCATCCGGCGGCGGTGTATTGTGATAAGCGGTCAGAAAATCTAACTGGAATATGGAAGTCAACAAATGGAGAATCTGAGCGAACCTGCACAGTATCACCTGATATACAGTGCGATTTCACAAATTTACCGTTTGGAGATAATACATTTGCACTTGTAGTGTTTGATCCACCGCATCTGGAACATGTTGGAGAAAACGCATGGATGAAAAAGAAGTACGGAAGACTGGAAGATAATTGGCCGCAGATGCTACATGACGGTTTTCGTGAGTGCATGAGAGTTCTAAAGCCGGATGGCGTACTGATCTTTAAATGGTCCGAGTGTCAAATTCCAGCCAATAAGGTATGGGATGCGATAGGTCAGAAGCCCTTATTTGGACATAGAAGCGGGAAAGCATCAAAAACATTTTGGGGCTGCTATATGAAAGGTATTACGGACTTCCTGGAGGTGATGCCGTGAAAGAAGAAACACCGGAGAAGAAAGTAAAAATATATTGCCAGTATATCCGTGAAGAAATATCGCAATGGAAGGATATAAACCAGAATGGATGTAATGATCCGTTCTGGTCCGATGGCTGCAACATGAATCTGACACGGAATCATATCATTTATTATCAACGTCAGATCGCAGAAATCTGTGCCGAGAATCAGTTACCGTTGCTGGTAGAATACTACTTGTCAGTTCCGCCGGAGGTAGATAATGATTATATGGCAAACCTCAAGCAGAAAGAGAGAGTTAAGAGGATATTTTTCCAGAGGGAAATGCCAGAAAGAAAAAGATATATTTATGATGAGCAACAAATGAGTTTGTTTAGTCAGTTAAATTAGAATTTAACGGAGGAAACGATCATGAATTTGGAAAAACAGAAAGAAAATTTTAAGGAGCACATAGCAACTTTCACGGATTATGGCAATATAAAAATATTAGATTTCAAGAGACCAAACAGTTCAGAGTACAGAATCAGATTTCTGTTCGAGGAAGATTATTGCAGACTGCATATCAGTGGGGACTTAGGAGAACTGATTGCATCTAACTATAACAATATGACCTACGAGAAATTTTCTGATTTTGTTAATAATGTTGGCTATTTTAAGCAGAAGATAGATTGCCATAACAGATCGATTTATACCTACGATGAAGATCTGGCAAGGGAAACGTTGCTGGAAATGGCAAAAGATCATGATTGGCTGCTGTTTTCTGATAAATACTCTTACGAAGATAACGACGAGGAAAGACTGAACAACATCATAGATGATATTTTGTATGATTTTGATGAGAACACCGGAATCGGCAGGAAAGGGTATGATAAACTGAGCGACTTGGAAAATGATCTTTTTGAGTTTGTCCATGATCTGGGTAAAAAGGAAACAGGTATTTTGGAACTATATATGCTTGCCTTTAAGCTGGCAAAAGAGCAGCTTAATAAGTAGGTAAACCAGAATATTGTATTTTATATCTTCATTATGATGGTACGAATATATTTGAGGGAAATGAATTATTACCTATGTTTAGTGAAGATTTATTTGCAGTTGAAATTTAACTTTCCTTGGAAGGAGAATATAATATATGGTAAGTGAAATGGAATTATTTATGTAATTACCTGAATTATTATTGATTGGAGAAAGTATGAAAGATATTCCGTATGAATTTGACAGACCATTATTAAGAGCTGAAAAAGGAGATATTGTAGAAATATCTGTTACACATTTTATCGAAAGTATAGTTAGGGATAAAGACATTAAAAAGTACGGGCATATTCCTAATGGCATATATTGCGCTACAATCGTAGAACCTTATAAATTAAAATGTGAAGAATATCCTGAACTAAGTGGCTGTTACAATTACTGGCGAGGCGATAAAAGAGGCTGCTCTGATGGTATTTATGCCAATGAAATTGGCAAGAGCATGAAAATATTTAAATAACTAAACTGAACTTTAACGGAGGTATTGAAAACATGGATAAAACAACATTGCATTTTTTCACTGCAATAAAAAACGGTGAAGTAAAACATATAGGAAAAAGCATTATCATACAGCCGGAAGTAAAGTTTGGCGGTGGCACGATAAAATGGTTTGACGACAAGCAGTTAGTGAAAAATAAAGGAGAGGAGACATGTTAAAAAGAGAATATAAAAGAAGAGAACCGACAAATCAGGAAAGAATATTTTTGAAGTCGAGAGGACTTATACCGGACAGCTGGCTAATAATTTACGAAAATAAAAGTGAATTAGTGGTTGTTAGCAGAAGGAGATCATACCGAAAAGTATTAAAAAAACCAAGAAAGAACCGGTAAAAAAATACATATCAAAGAACAATGATTAAATGAATAAAAATATAATAATGTTGCATGAATACGATAATATGTTGTGTTTTTATGAACTGATATATGGTATAATGTTGTAAGAAACTTATGTGTCACGCATAGTGAGGTCTTTAAAATGAGTAGAGAGGAAACGATAGAGATATGCACACGCATAGACGATTACCTGGGCGATAAAATAGCAGAATCAATTTTAAATAATATCTCATATGACAAAATGGAAGCACACTATGGGATTATGCCGATTTCACGCACGCATTTTTACAGAAAAAAGAAAATGGCATTAAGGATGCTCAACAGCCGGAGCTTGTACGAAGAAGAAAGCAACGGACAGATACGCATGATGCTTTAATTCACGCATAGAACTGCACGCATGGACGCACGCATATTATTTAAAATGCACGCATAACGCACGCATGGCACGCATAGACAAGTTTTTCTCACGCATAGGATAAATATAGCACGCACGCATAAAAATGTCTGTATTGGAAAAATATGCAAGGCAGATGCTAGATATAAAAAAAATCCGCACACAAAAAACCGCCGGAAGTGATCCGGCGGTCATCCTATGCGGCGGCTCTAAAAGTATAATTATTTTAAAATAAAACCGTATCCGCTAGTCCGTGCTGCTCTCTGAAATTCTTCTTTCCCATATTTTCGATACATTTTTTCAAGATTTTCAGAAATGTCAAATCCGGCAAGCTTCAATTCATGTAGTATCATTATTTTTTCAATCATAAAATTAACCATCCTTTCGTTTATGCCCTGTCTCATCGGTGCAGGTGGGGCAGTTCCTACAGACCGCCGGGCGGCGGTTTCGACTTACTTCGATTCAATTTCTGTCTTATATGCTTCAGCTCCTTCAAGTGTTGCGAAGTATTTACCGCATCCGCAATATGCGAATGTTTTTCCGTTGTCAACGCTTCTAAAAATCATAGCGTGGTAATTGTAAATGTTAACAACTGGGAAGCTTAATTTTTTAATCTCGACTTTTTCTATTGTTTTCATAAATTTTTCCTCACTTTCATTTTGTGCGTTCTGCCATCATCAGCACCGGGCGACCATTCCACGGTGGACGCTCCAGACGGAGCGTTTCGGCTCATAATACTGACAATTCAATCGCTTCGATTTCGTCCCAAGTAAAACCGATCCTGTGCATATCGAGTGATGCATCACTCATAACCGCTGACGCTTCCATTGTCATGTCACGATTGAAGAGCTCACAGAAAATTTTATAAGCATTAACAGCACCCTCATAAGTGAATACTTGTAAATTTCCGATTTTCACTCCATATGTTCCGCTGATTTTAATAGCTCCAGTCATATTCAAATCCTCACTTTCGTTTTTTTTTCTGTTCCTTTGTTAATATTATAATAGCATAATTAAGCACTAATAACAATTGGCATATTGCACAAAATTAAGCACTAATAACAATTGGCATATTGCACAAAATTAAGCACTAAAAAAGTATTGACAATTAAGCACTAAATAATATATAATGAAGAAAAACCGAAAAGGAGATTTTAGGAATGACAGAAATGACACCAGAAGAAAAAGCTGTGAAAAACAGGGAAGCAGTTAAAAAATGCATGAAAAATAAGGATAGGATTAATTTAATTCTTCCACAGGGGACGATTGACCGGATTAACTCATACGGTTTGAAAACGAGTTCATTCGCCCGGGAATTAATTCTTGCAGAATTGGACAAAATGGACAGAATGAAAAAATAATAAAATTAAGCACTAAAAAGTATTGACAATTAAGCACTAATAATGTATTATAATATCAGAAACAAGGAAAACACATAATACACCGGAGGGAAAATAAGATGCTTTACATTAAAGATTGGTTTTTACAGAAAAATTTAACAGATTCACAAAGACAGCTTTTCGCAGATGGCGAGAAAGATCAGATCGGAGAGACAGAGAAAGCGGTAAAAATTAAAGTTAAATCTGATAATGGAGAGTTTACTTTCTGGTGTCCAAAGTCCTGTTTGGCAGATAAGCCAGAGACAGTAACACCGGAGCAGATGGCAGAATTTAAAAAGAATGGTGTTGAAATGAGCGCAAATGGTCATAAGATCATTGTTAAAAAATCAGAAGTAAGCACATATAAAATGATGGGATTTAAGATCGTAAAATAAGGAGGATAAAAAGATGGAAGAATTAAAAAAATGTTATCAGGAATTACAGAAAAGGATCGCAGAAATTGAAAACAGACATGACACAGACATCATGGATTTTATTAATCTTGATGACGAAGTGAAAGCCGATTATATGGGCGACTGGAAAGAAAAAGACGTGCAGGGCTGGGAGTATCTGGTAAATAGAGCTAGCACAATCCGAAAAGCGTACAGGATCGTTGCGGAAGAATTGCATATCGGAGAATTTCTACCGGAAATTGACCAGTAAACAGCGAGAAAAGGTGGCTTGAAATATAGCCGCTTTTTTTATGCCTAAAAATGGAACAAAAACAGTTAAAAAATATCTTATAATAAAATTATAAGTAAAATGATGGGAGGTGTGCGACTTGGCAAATTTAAAAGGAAAAGTAAAAAAGCTTCAAACTGCGATTGTCCAGCGTGGGTTGATTATAAAAATAAATCAGAATCAATTCTACAGTGAAGAACAGAAGCGCATGATTACGATTTACAGAATCCTCACACCGGTGTACACCTTTAATAAAAACAAACAAGAATGGAAAACAGAAGATTATGAGATTCTTAAAACGGCATCTATCCCGGAAGTAATATTCTGTTTGATTGCTATTTATAAGGCGGTGAGCGGATGAAGGGAGAACTCACACCGAAACAGAAAGCATTTGCAGACGAGTATATAAAGAATGGCGGAAATGCCACACAGGCATACATAAGCGCAGGATATAGCGAAAATGGAGCAAATAGAAGCGCACAAAAACTGCTGTCAAAAACTGTCATTACAGAATATATAGCGGAAAAAATGGAGCAAATCGAGAAAAAACAGCACCGGGATATCATGAGCCTTGCAGAAATCCAAGAGAGAAGAAGTAAAATCGCAAAGGGCGAAGTTGTGGACGGTCTCGGATTCTCTCCAGACTTTTCCGATCAGCTTAAGGCAATGGATGGACTGGAAAAGGCACTGACCATAGCAGAAAAGCAGAAGATCGAGCGAGAGGAAAAGGAAAAGCGAGAGAAATCGGCACTCTGGACGATCCCGATCACGGACATTACATCCGACTTTGTGGAGATATACCGGACAGTGCATGAAGCTTTTGCCGGAGAGATAGACATACACGAGATCATATCGAAGGGTGGGCGTGGTTCTATCAAGTCTAACTTCTGGGGAGACTTGGCATATGAGACCATTCGGCAGGATCCTCAGGCGCATATCGTATACACCAGACGATATAAGGTCGACTTGCGAGGATCAGTTTATAATCAGTTTATGAAGGTCGTGATCCGGTGTAATGATCTGGATAACTGGGACTTTAAGCAGTCTCCAATGTGTGCGGTGTATAAGCCGACCGGACAGATGGTAATGTTCGTGGGAGCAGATAAGCCTATCAGCTTAAAATCGTTCAACGTGCCTTTTGGCTATGTAAAGCTTTTAATACATGAAGAGTGTGACGAGATGGCAGGAGTTGAGCAGATGGATAACATAGAGGATACATTCCTGCGAGCAGATACGCCAGCACTTGACATAAAAATCTTCAATCCTCCGAAATCAAAAAACAACTTTATGAATGAGTACACCGAAGAATGCAGAAATAAGCCACAGACACGGATCTGCCACAGCTATTATTATAATGTTCCTGTAAAATGGCTCGGAAAACGATTTTTCGAGCGTGCGGAGTGGTTCAGGATTCATAAGCCTTTATATTATAAAAACAACTACCTTGGCGAAGTCACTGGAACAGGCGGCGGCATTTTTGACAATTTGGAAATCCGAAAAATATCGGATGAAGAGTTAATGACATTCGATACAGTAAACCACGGTTTGGACTTTGGATACACACACCCACAGGTGTTCAGTCAGAATTATTATGATTATGAGACGGACACACTTTACATTTTCGGCGAGGTTTATTCTAAAAAATGTAAAAACTCTACCTTTGCCAGGAAGATAAAGAAATTTATGAATGTCGAGATTATATGCGATTCTGCCAGACCGGACGGAATAGCAGAGATGCAGGACTGGGGTTTTAATGCGATTGGGGCAAAGAAAAGATGGGGGAGCGGAAAAGGAAGAGATTACTGCTGGGAGTGGTTGCAGAGATGCAATAAGATTGTCATTGATCCAGAACGTTGCCCGAATACAGAAAGAGAGTTTGTAAAAGCAGAACATGAGCAGCTTCCAGATGGTTCATTTTCGGATGCATACCCGACCTTAGAAGAAGATACGATCATGGCAAACATTTATGCATTGAACAGGATTATCATGACCAGCCGAAGGAATGACGGTCTTTATGATGATGATGATGAAGACAGCGACGATTATGAGGATTAAAAAATGAATTTTTTTGAAAAAATAAGGGAGACGATCATGAAGTTTTTTAGAACAGATGCTGAGAAAGAATTTAATGTCGAGTTTATCACTTCTCCAGAGATTGAGAACTCACAGCAGAGATGGAACGACATCATTAATGGGAGTCCTTTTTGGGTGGATCCGAAAAAAAATGACATAAGGACGATAAATTTCGCAAAATTCCTCTGCCAGTACACAGCGAAAAAGGCTTGCATGGATTTATCAGTGAGCATAACCGGTTCGGAGAGAGCTGATTTTATTAATAAGTGCATCAGGGCAATGGTTGACACTTCTATCCGGGATAAAGTAGAAGATATGCTCGGAGTTGGTGGTATAATTTTAAAACCAAACGGTTCAATGAACCCAGACAACATGATCGATTATATTATGCCGTGGGATTTCGCAATCACAGAAAAGACCAGCAACGGAGATATCAGAGGATGCATTTTTATTAATCGACTTTTAAAAGATAAAGTGTACTACTACCGGCTTGAATACCATCATTTCACGACCTCAAAAAATAAAGAGGGCGAAGAGATGAACGTGTACGAGATCCAGAACAGAGCGTTCAAGTCAAACAGCAGTAACTCACTTGGTAAAAAGATAGAACTGCATGACGTTCCAGAGTGGTCTTCAATTGAAGAAGTCGTTCATATTATGAACGTAGAAAAGCCACTGTTCGCCTATTTAAAAACACCATTTAACAATACGATCGACTACTCATCTCCTGAAGGTGTCTCGATTTTCTCAAATGCACTTATGGAGCTTAGAGATCTTGATATCGCCTGGAGTAAAAAGGGAAATGAGGTTGAGGATTCACAGCACATTACTTTCATTGATGAGAATGCGCTGACAAAACAGGGAAAAGGCGGCATCCGTGCCTCAACAGTAGAGCTTCCTCGGTTCGTTAAAGGATTGAAATTGGGGCTGGATTCAAAAAGTACGATTGATGAACATGTACCGACCATGCTCACTTCTGACAGAATCACAGACATTAACAGTGTTCTTTCTATGATCTCGACAAAATGCGGATTCTCACAAGGGCAGTTTATCCTTGACAGAAAATCTGGAAGATTGACAGCAACACAGGTTGAAAGTGACGATAATGAAACGGTAGAGACGATTAACGACATCCGGAAATGCATAAAGACAGCATTAAAAAATCTCATTTATGCAATCAATGTATTCTGCGACCTTTACGGAATCCCTGCCGGTTATGTGGATGCACTGGATGATGATGTACCGGACGAAGATATATTTTATTTTAAAGATTTGCTTGCAAGCTTCGAACAGGACAGATCAAGAGCATATAATTTAATGATTCAAGGTATTTATTCTAAGCGTAAATACCTTAAAGAATATGAGGGATTTAATGATGATGAAGTAGATGCCATGTTTTCAGAGAGAGCGCAGGAAGATGCGGAAAGGAACAGCGGTGGTCTATTTGGAGAGGAGTAAAATAATTCAAGAGATACCGAAACTTTCTATAAATGGTATTTTAAAAGGTGGATATATTATCCCTGAACCTGAACCGCCGGAGATGGTTCAAGTAAAGCTTCAGAAAAAGACTGCGATAGAGACGATTAAGTTTTATTTAGAAAAGTGATAGAAATGGATGCGTTAATATGAAATATAATAAAGTCATTGGAAGCTTTAATATTAAGCTTGATACTAAGCGAATAGATGAAAATTTAAGAAATGCGCAGAATGTCCTTGATGAGCAGGTTGTAAACGACATGAGAAAATACACACCTATGCAGCAGGGCGATTTGAGAAACAAGACGCAGATAAAAGAACCCGGATTAATTACAGTAGATACACCATATGCGCATTATCAGTACGTTGGTGAACTTTATTTGACGGCAGACGGTAGATCATGGGCGAATCATGGAGAAAAGAAGTATCCAACAGGAACAGAATTAAAATATCACACACCGGGAACAGGTAAACGATGGTTTGAAACTGCAAAAGAAAATCACGGTAAGCAGTGGATTGATCTTGTTAAAAGAGAGGTTGGGAAAGGATAATGCTTAGACCGGATTATTTTTACGGAAAAACTGATAAACTGGTTGAAATGTATCAAGATCTTGAAAATTGGATTATATCAGACATTGCAACAAGATTGATAAAATCCGGTGAATTGTCAGGAACTGCCGACCGAGAATTGTGGAAACTCCAACAGATGGGACTGCATAACACAGAGATTGTAAAAAGAATATCTGAAATGTCTGGAAAATCGAGAAATGAGGTTCGAAGATTATTAAGGGATAGTGTTATGACATCATTCTCAGATGATAAGGAAGTCTTGACGCAGATATCAGCATCAGATATTATATCTCCTCTAAAAAATAATATGGCAATTCTGGCAATGAATGCAGAATTAATAAAGACATCCGGTGAACTTGATAATTTGACAAAAACAACCATTAACCAGACACAGAAAGACTTGCTCAACATGCTGAATGAGGTTGATTATAGAGTTGCATCTGGAATGCAGTCTTACAGCAGTGCAGTCTGCGAAGTTCTGGATAGATATGCGGAATCTGGTGTTATGGTAGAATACCCTACTGGAACGAAGCGTTCTCTTGAAGCGGCAGTGAGGTGTTGCATCGTCACATCTATGAATCAGACCGCGGCACAAGTGACAAACATTTATATTGCACAATATAAAATAGAGTATGTTCTAGTATCAGCGCATCCGGGGGCAAGATATGATAAAAAGGATCCAACAGGGATTCCATCTCACGATCACTGGCAAGGAAAAGCATATAAAATAATCGGGAGCGAACCAGGATTTCCGAATCTTCTTGAAAGCACAGGTTATACCATAGACCCTAAAACCGGAACGGGAACTGTTGTGAATCTATTAGGACTTCACGGATACAATTGCAGACATTCACATGGCCCGTGGCGAAAAGACATGGTAAATAAGTACCTTGATGAAAACGGAAATGTGAATATAAATGCAGATGAAAGCCAAAAACTTTATGATTTGCAGCAGAAGCAGAGATCACTTGAAAGAGAAATTCGAAAAACAAAGCGTGAAATTATGGCCAAGAAACAAGAACTTGATATGATTGCCGAAATAGATGTAAAAGAGATCTTGCAACCTCAATATGATAAACTTGCATATAAACTGCGAATGCAGAATAAAAAACTTCAATCATTCTGTAAGAATAATGATCTTCAATTACAAGGCGATAGAACGAAGGTTTCTGGATTTAGTAAAAAACAGTCTGCGATTGCAAATGGACGAGCAACGGCTTATAAAAATAAAATCGAAAAAAATGGTACAACGAAAATGGAATAATATGTTATTATAATAATGTGTTAACCATACATACTTGGTTATCCACCTTTCTTTAATTAATGTAGTGGAACTCAAGCGAGACAACAACTCACCGTCATAGCCGGAAACTCCCCAAATGAGGTAAAGCAAATGAAAAACATTGTTACGTGCTTTACCAAAGAAGAAAAAGAGCATATAAAAGAATTGTGTGATTTCACACCGACAGAAGAAACGCTCTTTGATTTACGGAAGAAAGAAAAGTCGCTAGAAGAATGTGCAGAAATTATGCATATTTCGACTAAGACAGCCGGACGTATTAACGTCAAAATGCAACATAAAATTCTTAAGGTAACTGGACAACATTTCACATAACTTTCTCCTCATTAAAGACATCCGTTAAGGGTGTCTTTTTTGTGTCCTTTTAATGGGGTTTTACTGGGGTGGTTCAATTGTGTTGTTAATAATAAAATGAAGATAGAAAGAGAGGTTTATTATGTACGAGTATCAGAGATATAACCAGTATTCTTATCCTCAATATCAACAACCACAACAGATTCAACAGCAATTCCCACAACAGATCATGCCGCAACAAGCTGGACTTTGTGGAAGAATGGTTAATTCTGTTGAGGAAGTCACAGCGAATGACGTTCCCATGAATGCACCATTTGCCATTTTCCCGAAAGCAGATGGATCAGAAGTTTATATAAAATCGTGGAGTGCTAATGGACTTATTCAGACAGTTACATATAAACCGAAGATAGACGGAAAACAGAACGAATTACCGAAAGAAGACACGACAACATTGTTTGCCCCGATAATGGAGCGATTAGACCAGATAGAAGCTAAAATAACTCAGTCCCAGAGGACTACCAGAGCAAAGAAAGAGAGCGATTCTGAATGAATTTAATGCAGATGATCCAGTGCGGTGGAAACCCTAAGATGATATTAAGTCAAATGATGAGCAACTCTCAATTTTCAAATAATCCGATCATGAAAAATACATTCGACATGATGAACCGTGGAGACAGTAAAGGGCTGGAACAACTTGCCAGAAATTTGTGCAAAGAAAAAGGCCTTAACCCGGAAGAAATCATGAGCCAGTTTAAACATTGATACTATTCTTGCAAGATTATGTATAAATAAATTTTATTAGGAGGAACACATATGTTTAATTCATCTCCAAGTTTAGCGGACATTGCCGCCGTTACTGGTGGAAACCGTAATGATGGTGCATGGGGCGATGGTGGTTGGTGGGTTCTCATTATCCTCTTTGCCTTATTCGGTGGATGGGGCGGTTATGGATTCGGTGGTAATGGTGGTGGCGGTTATACCGCAACTGCGGCTACACAGGCTGATATCCAGAGAGGATTTGACAATTCAGCAGTCATAAGTAAACTTGATGGCATTACAAATGGTCTTTGTGATGGCTTTTATGCAGTAAACAACGGAATGCTGACAGGTTTTAACACCATTCAGCAGGCAATTAATGCGGACACAGTAGCAGGAATGCAGAATGCAAATGCTATTCAGTCTCAGCTTGCAAATTGTTGCTGCGAAACTCGTGAAGCTATCCAGGGTGTAAACTTCAACATGGCGCAGAACACTTGCGCATTACAGAACACAATGAACAACAACACGAGAGATATTATCGACAGCCAGAATGCCGGAACAAGAGCGATACTTGACTACTTATGTCAGGATAAGATCGCAACGTTGCAGGCAGAAAATAATGATTTGAGACTTGCAGCATCACAGGATAGACAGAACGCACTTCTGACTACCGCTATGACAGCACAGACAAATCATATTATCAGTGCTGTTAATCCATCGCCAATCCCAGCATACCAGGTGCCAAACCCGAACACATACATTCCGTATGGATGTGGTTGCAATACTGGATGCGGATGTTAGACAACTGAATAATTAAAGTATCTTAATCGACAAGATTATGTCTGCATAGCAGTATTACTTAAACACAAAGGGCAGACTTCAATGTTTGCCCTTATATTTTTGAAAGAGAGGAAAATATTATGTCAGAATTTACAGCCAATGCTTTACAGACTGTACTGCAAGGAGAAGATGTCGCATTTACTGAGACACCGGTTTGCGGAACAAAATGTATCGTTCACAGACAGGGAAGCGGAGTAGTTAAATTAAGAGGAATCACAAACCAGTGCAAAGCAAGATTTCTTGTATCTTATAGCGGAAATATCCAGATCCCAACCGGTGGAACGGTGGAAGCTATTTCTCTTGCAATCGCAATTGACGGAGAACCATTACAGTCTACAAGAATGATCGTGACACCTGCGGCAGTAGAAAACTTATTCAATGTATCTGCACAGGTTTATGTAGATGTTCCTTGTGGATGCTGCAGCACAATAGCGGTTCAGAATACATCTGGACAGACTATCGAGGTTCAGAACAGTAATTTAATTGTAGTAAGGGAGGCTTAGTATATGCATATTGAAAGAATCCATAAAATGCTTGAATGCCTTGCTGAAAAATCCTTATGTGAGATTGAAAAAGGGATTGAGAATGTCAACACAGAAGAAATTGGAGAAGTGATCGACATGATAAAGGACCTGTCAGAAGCAGAGTATTATGCCACAATTACTAAGGCAATGAACGAAGCGGACGAAGCAGATATCATGGAAAAGCTTTTAGAGTATGGGGATGACCGAAGATATTACGACCGGTATCGTTATGCTGATGGAAGATTTGCACCGAAAGGCAGAGGAAAACGAAGAGGATATGATGAACCCCCATATTATCACATGTACCCGGATGATTACGAAGATGCAGAGCACATGAGAGACATGGATAAGAAAGAACTGAAAAGGATGTATACAGATACCGGAATGATGGGAGACAGTTCATATCCGAGGGATTCCAGAGAGGGAAAAGCCGGTATTTCCAGACGTACTTATATGGAGACCAGAGAAAACCATCATGGAAATTCAGAGGAAGATAAAAAAGAGCGTGCTAAAGCAAGAAAAGATTATTTGCGAGATATGCAGATGGATATTACTGAAATGACATCAGATGCAGCCCCGGAAGAAAAGCAGATGTGGAGAAATGAATTACAGATGATGTTACAGAAAATCTAAGAGGTGAGCGCAGTGTTTAAAATCAATGATGTTGAATGGAATATTTTATATGTAAATCCTAATAGTGAATGCTTGATGCGTTCAGACGGAACAATTACACTTGGTGTTACAGATTGGAGCAAACGAACGGTTTATTTGTCAAATGCATTAAGCGGAAGCCTGTTAGAGAAAGTTCTATCTCATGAGTTGGTACACTGCGCTTCATTTTCATATGACTGCCACATTCCAATAAATGTAGAGGAAATCGTAGCGGATTTTCTGTCTCTTTATGGAAAAGAAGTCGTTGGTATAGCAGATGATATTTTGAATGGGGTAATTGAAAATGGATGTTATAAAGCAGTATGAGGACTATATAGGGCTTAAAAAAGAATACATTAAAAATCCTACATTGGAAAACAAAAATGCAATGATAGCCAAATTAGAAGAGTACGGAAAGTATATATACGACCAGTGCAACAGATTAAAAAAGGATTGCATTGTGGAAGAAGAAAAAGAAGTACTTAGAAGGTATTTCGGTGGGAAATAGCAAAAAGGGGTGGAGCAATCTGCCCTTTTTAAAATGGTACAAAAAATTGTTTAAAATAGGTTAAAATATATATTGAAAAGAATATTAAAAGTACCGGACAGAAAAAGGGATTCTGTTCGCTAACCTAGAATAATTATGGGATGATGCATGGCACGTCCTATTTTGGGCGTGCTTTTTTATTTTTGGGAATTAATTCAGTGGAAGAAGACACGGCTTATATCCGGGTTGTCGAGGGTTCGATTCCTTCATTCCCAATTGCCAGCTATGGAGTAAATAGCAACTCATTCGTGCCGGACTGACCGGAGTAACAACTTGGAAAGAAAGAGGTAGAAACATGGTAAACGTAGCAAAAGAATTAAAGAAACTCGGAATTGAAATTTCAGACGAACAGAAAGAATCTCTTAAAAAGAGTATGGGTGAAGAGCTGTATTCCAAAGAAGAAATGGAAGACAAAGTTAAAAAAGCTTCATCAGAATCCGAACAGTGGAAAAACCGGGCAGAATCAGCAGAGAAAATGCTCGAAGGGTTGGATGGAAAAAGTCCAGAGGACATTTTAAAAGAGCGTGACGACTGGAAGAGACAGGCAGAGGATTCCAAAAAAGATTATGAAGCCAAAATCGCAGAGCATGAGAAGAATGAACTTTTGAAAGAAGCATTTGCGGAAATCGAGTTTACTTCCGGATCTGCAAAGAAAGCCATTATGGAAGACATTTCCAAAGGCGTAAGCGTGAGAAATGGAAAGCTGATAGGGTTCAGTGATCTTATTGAGGAAGCTAAAAAGACAGATGCAAATGCATTTGTAAATAAGCAGAATCAGCAGACTCCACATGCGTATTTCACAAAACCGAATGAAAACAATTCTGGTGGTGATAAGCCTACAACAAGAGAGAGCATTTTATCTATCAAAGATAGATCAGAACGTCAGAAAGCAATTGCCGAAAACATTTCTTTATTCCAACAGTAAAGGAGTTTTATATGAACAAAAACAGATTAACGATGAACACCAATTTGCAGTTTTTTGCAGCAAACGCAGGACTGATTAAAACAGAAGACATTGATGTAACGGCAAGGGAAATTGATTTTGTTACATCTTTTGAAAGAAACTGGGAAGCTTTAAGAGAAATTCTTGGAATTTCAAGAGCAATTAGGAAACAGCCCGGAACTATTCTTAAAAGCAAATATGCAGAAGGAACGTTAGAGAGCGGAACTGTAGCAGAAGGTGATGTGATTCCGAGAACACATTACACGGTAAAAGAGAAACCTTATGCAGAGATTACTCTTGGAAAATATGCAAAAGAAGTTTCTATCGAAGCTATCGAGGATCATGGATATGAAGTAGCTTGTGAAATGACAGACGAAGAGTTCCAGACAGACCTGCAGGATGGAATTACAACAAAATTCTACAACTATCTGAAGACTGGTACACTTACAAACACTGCAAAAACATTTCAGATGGCTGTAGCTAAAGCTATTGGATCTGTCAAGAATAAGTTTAAGTCAATGCACAGAACTGCTACAGGAGTTGCAGTGTTTGTAAATATGATGGATTTATATGATTATCTTGGAAATTCAAACATTACTTTGCAGACAGCCTTCGGACTTACCTATGTCAAGGGATTCCTCGGAGCGGACATTATGTTCCTTTGCTCTGAAAACGAAATCCCAGCTGGAAAAGTTCTGGCAACAGCTGTAAACAACATCGTTGCTTATTATGTAGATCCATCTGACGCAGATTTCAAGAAAGCCGGTCTTTCTTACACTGTCAGCGGAGAAACAAACCTTATCGGATTTAAAGTAAAAGGCGATTACGATTGCGCAACCAGCGTAACTTATGCAATGTTAGGATTTGTACTTTTCGCAGAGTACATTGATGCAGTAGCTAACGTTTCTATCACACCGGGGGAATAGTTCCCACTACACAGGCGGTAAATGCTAGTGGGAAACTCACGGAAGAATACTTAAACTCTCTTACAGTTGCAGAAATCAAGGCACTGGCAGAGAGGAAAGGGTATTCACTGACCGCAACAAAGAAAGCTGATATTATCAGCGAAATCTTATCACAGCAATAAGGAGTGTGGAGCAATGTCATATGTAGATTTTGAATATTACCAAACTAAATATGGTGGAAGTTTGTTCAAAAACGAAAAAGACTTTGCTCCATATGAAAGAAAAGCGGAAAGAAGAATCAATGCGATCACATCAAACAGGATTTTGTTTTATTCTCAGCCAGAGTCAGAAGATGCATGGTGGGATAATATCAAAGATTGCACCTGCGAAATAGCTGAATTGCTAAAGAATGTATCTGAGTACTCCGCGGCAGTTAATAACTTTGGTGTTATTGCAAATACGGACGGAACTGTAAAAGGAAAAATGATTAAGAGCATGACTTCTGGAAGTGAATCAGTATCTTATGATGCCGGAGCATCTTCTTCGACATTGGTAGAGATTGCAAAATCAGAAATGGAACTTAATAGTAAGTGCTACGATATTGCATCAAATTACCTAACCGGAATGGTTGATTCAAGGCATGAAAACCTTTTGTACATGGGAGTTTAGCTTATGGGAATCGGATATAAAGATGCCGTGGTTTTATATAACAGGCATTACAACGACACTTTAGAAACTGAATATTATTTCGGTACTCTGTTTGAAAATGTAAGAATCGAGCTTACACAGGCAGAGAACATAAACAAATCCGGAATGAAAGATGCAGATAGTTTTCTTGTAAAAATACCGAATGACGGCACATTGAATTATGCTAATCCGCCAGACTGGGAGAACATGAGCGAAGAAGAAAAGTTAAAGCATTTCACTTTAAGAAGTAATGATTTTGACTTCGTAGTGATTGCAAAGAAAGATGAACTTCTCATTGATAGGGAATTGCCGGTTGGATTAATTAATTCAGACGATTATCCAGGTAAATTCTTTCAGTACATGGTAAATGAAAAAGGGAATTGCTACAAAGTGAATACTATCGGTGTTTACAGCCTTATACCAAGGTTTGAGATTGGAGGTAAATGATTTGGATGAAAAGCCAAAAATAATGCTTGTATCAGATGCAGAAACGGCACAAAGAGCTATCCTTGATATGATAAATAGTTATCCAAATTTTCCGCCCGGTTTCAAACCATCAAATTCAACAATCTTATGGAACAGCATAAAAGATACTCAGTCTATTGGAGTTTTTCCGGCGCAGGATCCTGTTTATTTGAAAAAATATGTCAGCGGTTCTTATGTCGGACAAATGACGTTCCAGATCGTATACAAAAGCAATCCAACAACAAACAAGGATAATATTGCAGCAAGCAATCTGCTTGAAAATATTGCAAAGTTCCTTGAAAGTGGAGAATTTACATTAAAAGATAAAAATTTTGTTGTAGAACAAATCAACCGCACATCGGATGTATTTTGCGGTACAGCAGATGGGAAAACAACAGAATTAGCAATTAATATGCAGCTTAAATATTTTTATAAAAAATAGGAGGAATACTCATGGCAAAAGACAGAACTAACATGGTCTCACTTTTGGATATTGGAAGCCTTATGGGTGGAAAAAGTGAAAAGCTTGCTGAAATGGGTGATGGTTTCACAGAGCTTTCTGAAGACTGGGGACCTAATACAGAAAGCACACAGTACGTAAACATGAAAAATGCAAGCAACTCTGTAAAAGGGTATGCATTTTCAATGTCTCCAGAAAGAGAACATTTGTCAGATGAAATGCAGACAGTGTTTAATGATGTTTTTAAAAAACTTCCAACAGGAGATCAGTGCGAGACATATTATTATCGCTTCTTTAAAGCTGATATTACAAGCGGATCCGGAGATTGTATCCGTGTCCCAGTAACTGTATGTGCATCAAGCACTGGTGGAGCAGGTGGTGATATTTTAAAGTCTACAGTCCAGATTAATGGAAATGGAGATGTAGAACTTGGAACAATCACTATTGCTGGTGATGGATCGTTCACATGGGCACCTAAAGTAAGTGCTTTGGCTTTGGATGAAGATTACCCAATTGCATAGGTGTTAATTAAAAATTAGCATATGTGGGATGCCTACCTTTCCTTGGTGTCCCACATTAGGAAAGGATGTTAAAAATGGAAGAAATTAAATTAAGCAGTGGCATAAAAAAAATTGCAATAAAAGACGAAGACGGAGATCTTATTACAGTTATAACAGTAGATACAGCGAATGCAGACACAGCTAAGAAGTTTGCAGGTGTAATTGATAAATTAAATAATATATCTCAAAACTGTGAAAAAGAAGCAGCCGAATGGAGAAAGAACCACAAAGACGATATGAATGTGGATGATATTAATGTGGATGCAGCATTAGAGCTTAACAGCATTCGAGTGAAATATCTTAAGCAGATTACGGAAAGTATAGATGGGTTGTTTGGCGAAGATGCCATGAAACAGATTTACGGAGATATTGTCCCGGATGAACTTGCAATTGTGGAGTTTGTAGAGCAGGTTATCCCTGTTATGAATAAGCTTTTCAATAAACGTTTTGAACAGGTGCAGAACAGATACAATGTAAGAAGACGTGGGGCAAAATAATGAACAATGTCATGCTGGACAATTTGCCTACTGAATGGAACGGATACAAAGTAAATACCGATTTCCGCATAGGTATGCAGATTTATATTTTGCAATATGACAAAGAAATGAATGAGTACGAGAAAACAACTTCTATTCTTTATCTTATGTTCTCTGATGAATACGGAGAACTTAGAGACCATCCACAGCACCATGAGTTAAATGAATGTATTTCTTGGTATTTAAACGGATGGTATCACGACAATACCGGCAGTAGCAAAAATACAAAGCGTTTTATTGACTATGATGTAGATCAATGGAGAATATATGCAGATTTTTTGCAGATATACGGTATTGATTTGTCCGTAGCAGATATGCACTGGTGGAAATTTAATGGCTTGATCTGGAATATGCCAAGAAGATTATCTTCTCTCATGGAGGTAATTGAGATTCGACAGAAGAAAATTGAAAAGAACATGAGTTCCAAGGAAAAAGATGCAATCAAAAACGCACAAAATAAATATGCTCTGGAACAGCCAGAAAAAGAGTATACCAGCGAAGAAAAAGAAAAGATAGACGATTACGATCGCATGATGGAAGAAATAAGAAAGCAGAAAGAAACAGAACAGGAAGCATTGAAACAGTTTAAGAAATGAGGACTTTAGCATGGCTGAATATGATGGAGAAATCAGAATAAAAACGTTGATTGAAAATGGAGAAGCATCAAGTAAGCTCATGCAGATGGAATCACAGTTTCAGAAGCTTGCAAGAGAATCTGATAAGTTTTCCAAGACACTGAAAGATCTGGCAAGTCAGAAGATTCCAACAGAGGAATATAAGGCTGTGCAGATGCAGATAGAAAAAGATACTGCTTCTCTTGATAAACTTCTTGCCAGAATGGATAAATTCTTAGAAACAGGTGGAAGCAGCAAAAGCACAACATTTAAAAGAATGCAATACGACGTTGAGGAATTAACAAACTCAATTAAATATGCAAAAGGCGAGCTTGCCGCAATTGAATCTTCCGGAACTGCTTTTATAGATCCTACAACTACAGAAGAATATAGCAAAGTATCTGAAAAGCTTCTTGATGTACAGAGCAAACAAGAGGTTCTTAATCAGAAGATGAGAGAAACAGTTTCCAATGAGAAATCTATTGGTTCTGGAGCGAAAAACATTGAAAAAGTAGGAAAAGCAGCAAAAAAATCTTCTGGCTTAATATCTGACATGACAAAACGAATAAAGCAGACAGTAGTTAGTTTTGCAATATTTGGTGCGGTCATGAAAGTATCTCAGACCATATCCAAGGCATTTACAGAAGGTATACAGAACATGGCGAAGTATTCTTCTGAATTTAATGGAAAAATGTCTGAAATGGCAAGTGCTACGGCTACATTGAAAAATTCTATCGGAGCATTGACAGCACCTATCATATCTGCATTGACACCAGCAATCGTAACCTTATGCACATGGATTACAAATGCCATTAATGCCATGAACAGATTTATTGCGGTTATTAGCGGAAAAAGCACTTGGACAAAAGCAAAGAAACAGCAGGTAGACTATGCGGCATCTCTTGATAAAACAGCCGGTTCTGCCAAAAAAGCAGCTGGAGCATTGGCGGCTTTTGATGACTTGAATGTATTGCAGAAAAATGATTCTGGAAGCGGTAGTGGTGGATCTGGTAGTGGCGGATCTGATTTATATGAAGAAGTTCCTACTGGAAAAGAATTATCAGATAAAATCCAGCCATTTATAGATTATTTAAAAAAATTAAAAAATTCTATAAAAAATGGATGGGATGAAACCTGGAGCAATTTAGATATTCCTTTACAATTTGATAATATTAAATCCAGTATAGAAAGCATAAAGAATTCATTTTTAAATATTTTTTCAGATAGTGAAGTTTCTGCATCTGCTGATAATTTTGCTATGACTTTTTCAAGGTCACTTGGAAGCATTTCGGCATCTGTAGTGAGCATAGGTGCTACCATAGCAGAAAATCTTCTTGGTGGGATATCTATTTATCTTGAAAGTAATTCTGAAAATATAAAAAATTATATTATCGACATGTTTGATATAGCATCTGATATTTCAGTGCTGGCATCACAGGGAGCAGATGCATTCGCAAATGTATTTTCTGTATTCGGGGATGAAAATGGACAGCAGATCACAGCAAACCTGATTCAGATTTTTTCGGATGCGTTCATGATGGTTACGGAGAATGCGGCAAAATTTGGAAAAGATATTATCGATTGCATCGTGACACCTTTTGTAGAGAATCAGGATGCTTTAAAAGATGCGTTGGATGGGGTTCTTGGTGTGATTGCGGATTTGACAACGACTATATCAGACGGTGTACAGCATGTGACCGATAAAATCACAGAATTGTACGATGAACATATTCATCCGTTTATCGAAAATGTAAAAAATGGAATGTCAGAATTAATAGAAAAATTTCTTGAATTTTGGAACACCTATATTCAACCAATTTTGGCAAGTTGGGCTGAAATGTTTGAAGATACATATGAAAACCATTTAAAGCCTGTTATCGATAATGTAATAGAAATAATTGGACTAGTTATAGATATATTAAATGATCTATGGACAAATATTTTACAGCCTATTATAGCGTGGGTTATTGAAAATATATTGCCAGTAGTATCACCTATTTTGGATAATTTGGGAAAAAGTGTAAAAGGTACTGTTGATACAATATTAGACTTAGTAAATGTTTTGTTAGCTGGTATAAAGTTAGTATTTTCTGCACTTAAAGTTTTATTTACCAAAGATACAGATAGAGCACTTAGACAGACAGAAAACTCCGTAAGAGGATTTGTAAACAGTGTAATTCAGTTGTTTGAAAGCATGGTAAACCATGTTATTAACGGTCTAAATTCATTGATTTCTGGCTTTAACAGCATTGGATTTGATTTACCTGATTTTTTGGGTGGCGGATCATGGCATCCAAGTATTCCGACAATTCATACTGTAAATCTGCCTCGTCTTGCCAACGGTGGCGTAACAACCGGAAGGACACTTGCAGAAATCGGAGAAGCCGGAAGAGAAGCTGTCCTGCCGCTTGAAAATAACACCGGCTGGATGGACGACCTTGCATCGAAGCTTGCAAGCAAAATGCCGGACTACAGCGGTGCAAAGACGGTAGTACTGGCGGTGGATGGTAAAGAGTTCGCAAGAATCAATCTGCCGTATTTACAGGATGAAGAAATAAGACTTGGGATAGCGGAGGGATAAGATGGTACATAAGTATACACAAGGACTTATCATTGATGGAATTACATATAATATCCCTATGGTGTCTATTCAAAGGACTTTGGATTTCTTGGAAAAGTATGCAGAAAGAACAGAGGACGGAGATATTCATATTGAGAGTATAGGAATCTATAAGAACTATACAATTTCAATTGGCACAATAGACGATTCGGGACTTTATGATAAACTGATGGATCATATAACAGATTGTGAAAACAGATTCCATCATGTATCTTTACCGGATGCAAGCAAGCAGTTTGATTTCTATGGGTATTTTTCATCAATTAAAGATGAAGTAGAAAAGGTATTTGACAACGGAGCGAAATATAAAGGCTTGTCTTGGAAAATGACGAGTAAAAAACCATTTAAGACACCGTAAGGGGGCATTTATGAGAACATATTGCAGGGCAGAAATGAAATTTATAGATGTTACCGCACTTGCGGATGCTTCGGTCACGACAGATGATAACCAGGGCATAGGTTCAATAGAGTTATTTGCAGAACAGACGGAACAGAAAAGTTATGGGACTTTTGAACTGAACCAATTTGTGCTAGATGGAAGTAAAAGCGTATTGACGGAAAATCCGAAAGACATTGCATTTTGGAATGATGCGTTATCGAAGGAAGATTGTACTTTTGAAACAGATCCTAAGATTACAGTCACGTTCCAAGAGCAGCATACATCCGCAGCGATCACACTTTATTTTGAAGATGAGCCACCAGCAGAGCTGAAAATCACATGGTATACAATCGCCGGTACAAAATTAATCACAGAGACATTTTACCCGGACAGCCTTATTTATGTTTGCAATAATCAGGTGCAGAATTATGGAAAAATCGAGATTGAATTTGTAAGAACAAGCTTTCCACAGAGATATATTAAGCTTCAGTACATTTTATACGGAAAATATATCGTGTGGGATAAGGATATGATCCAGACAGCCAAGGTGCAGGAGGACATTGATGTGACCTCTGCAACCTTGTCTATCAACGAAGCGGATATTTCAATTGTTGATATGAATAATGATTTTGACGCAGAAAACGAAAATGGAGCATGGAAGAGTGTTCAGAAAACGCAGGAAGTCACATTGTCAGAGTTTAATAACGGAAACATGATTCCTATGGGAGCATTCTTTATCGACGATTTTTCTTTTTCAAAGAATATTGCAAAATTTAAGTTGATTGATGTAGTTGGGTTATTAGATAAGTATACATTTTATGACGGACAGGTATATAACAATGTCCGTGCAGAAGTGATACTGAATGCGATATTTGTAACAGCAGGAATAAAAAAATATGTAATTGATGAAGAAGTCGGCAACATACTTTTAAGTGGCTATTTAGCCATCCAGACGTGCCGTAAGGCATTGCAACAGGTATGCTTTGCGTGTGGTGCGGTTGCGGATGACAGCCGGAGCGATACCATCAAGGTTTATAAGCCAGACAGATATGTGAAATCCACTGTCGGGACGGATCGCAAATTTAATGGAAATACGAAAGTATCTCTTGAAAAATATATCTCTGGTGTGAATATTGAGATGAAAAACTATGCATTGGAAGAAAAAAACTCAGACATTTATAAGAAAACATTGCCGGCAGGAGATACCAAGATCACATTCTCAAGTCCATATCTTCCATCGTCCATCACGGCAAGTGTCGGCACGCTGAAAGAAGTAAAAACAAATTATCTCATCATTAACATGCCGGATGACGGACAGTGCCAGATCACAGGTATTAAATATGCAAATACCACTTTTTCTTATGAGAAACGTGTGGATAAAATCGAAGCTGGAGAGACAGAAAATATAAAGAAGTACAGTGGATGCACCATTTATAATGCTGATATATTACCTGATATCGCCGCTTATCTTTTGGATTATCATGCCTTGAGAAAAAAGGTGGGAATGAAGTACCTGGTTGACTTAGAGCAGGTAGGAAATTGGGCGAATATAAATTCCATCGGTGGCAAGACATCGACAACATTGATTGAAAGCCAGACGCTTGATTTGACCGGTGGATTTATCGCAACGGCAACGTGCAGGGGGTATTCAGTAGTTGTTACGGAAAATTACTTCGCCGGAGTTGAATTATATACGGGAGGAGATGTGCTGATCTGATGAATTACAATCCAATTAATCCTTATTACGACGAACTCAGAAAAGAAAATCTGAAGCTCGCAAAGGAAAATGAAGCTTTAAAAGAAGAAAATGAACGTCTGAAAAGTGAGGTGGTTGCTTATGCTGGTGTGGATGCAGACAGTGACGGACCGGTCACAGAGTGATGTTGATCGTGTGTTGGAGTTACTGCAGAAGGGATGGGAAAGATTTAGCGCAGACGAAAAAACAGAATGGCTTGCCGGGATGAAAGGCGCACTGAACCGGTCGGATATGGAAAGAATCCAGAACAACACGCAGCTGCTTTCTGATGTGCTTGAACTTAATCTTGCAGTTGCAGACGTACCAGAACACCCAAATGAGACATTTCTTACAGCATTGCTGCATAACACGGAGATTATAAGAAATGCATATATGATTCATTCTGACACGCCACAGACACCGAGTATGCCAGTCAACACATATCAGAAAATGAATGATATAGAGAAAATACTAGATGATGTGTACGGTATTTTACTTAACAATTTCAATTATTACTGTGGATCAGAGATATATGCCGGAGATGATACCGGACTATTATTATAATTATAGGAAGAGAGGACATATTATGGGATTTACAAAGAAAACATGGAAAAATAGAATTGCAGAGTATATTAATCGCCGACGGCTTACGAAGGAAGATGGCAGCACAGAGCTTGTGACAGTTGCAAGGGATGAGGGCACAATCTCGCAGGAGGGTGATGCTTTTAATGCTGCAAATATGAATGATCTGGAAGATAGAATTGAGTCGGAGTTTAATGAGATAAACCAGAGTTTAACTCAGTTAAAAAATCCAGCTAAAGGAACAAAAGGTATTCTAGTTAATGGCGGTACGCCTTTAACTAAAGATTATTTATTAGTTTATACATTACAGTCTACGAATACCGCTTATTCGGGTGCATCTATAAGCATTAATGGTATTAATGTTGCACAATTAACAAGTCAGAGTGCAAATTGTAAACAAACAATCGTTGGGTCAGTTAGGGCATTTAAAGGGGATATAATTAGTATCACAATAAGTAATTTTGGTGGAGATGCTAGTGTATATGCATATAGTCCAAACACAATCTAAATTTGACATTATAAATGACATTTTTAACAATATTATATATTAGAATAAAAACAATTGCTATATATAATAATATGTTACAATGCAACTTTTATTTTTTATAATATTACCATTTATATCACTAGCTTGTGTGTACCATTTACCGTTACTAACAAATGGTTGTGATAGGATTACATTTGTTAAAGTTGATACGACAGACACAATTACGGTATCAACTGATGTTAATAATATATTACCATAGGAATCACTATTAATTGAGGTATTAAAAACACCCTTTAAAGATTTCTCAGCTAAACTCTGGTTATGCGAAGTAAAATGGAACAAAAAAATTATTCTGAAATATTATAATTGAATTATACAAAAGAAAGGAAGATGATCCAATGGAGATGTTAAAAGAAACGTACACGATTGCTTTGCCTATCGTTCTGACCGCATTAATGGGATACATAGTGTGGCTTTTGAAAAATCAGAAGTCAGACAGAGATGCGAATAGCAGAGGAACGATGCTTTTGCTTCGAGTACAACTGATTGAGTACCATGATAAATACATGGCTCTCAAAGAAATTCCATCCTATGCCTACCAGAATTTTATGGAAATGTACAATGCCTATCATGCGTTGGGCGGCAATGGAATGGTCACAAAGATGAAACACGAAATTGAAGAGCTTCATTTGAAGCAGAAAGAGAGGATTTAAACATGACAGATTTGGGATTTTTAACAGAATTTATGGTGCCTGTGATCGTAGGCATTTGCCTTTGTGTAGGCTATGTCGTAAAGAAGTGGATCAAGGATGTTGATAATAAATACATCCCTACCATTTGTGCGGTATTAGGTGTGCTTTTAGCCATTTGGATTAACAGATGGACAGTTACAGCACCTATTTTATTAAGTGGATTATTCAGCGGTCTAGCAAGCACAGGACTGCACCAGTTATTTAAGCAGTATATTGAAAAGAAGGAGGAATAAAAGAATGGTTATTAACGTACATGCAGGACACAACCCGGACGGAAAAGTAGCATGTGGAGCTATCGGAATCATCCGGGAATCAACAGAAGCAAGAAATGTTAAAAATGAGGTTATCAGACAGTTAAAAGGTCTTGGGCATACCGTGTATGACTGTACGGTTGACAATGGCACAAGTGCAAATAATGTGCTTTGCAACATCGTAGGTAAATGCAATTCTCATGCGGCTGATCTTGATGTATCTATCCACTTTAATGCAGGTGCGAAGGATATGTCTGGAAACGGACGGACAACAGGTGTAGAAGCATATATTTATAGTGATAATAGCAAAGCAAAACCATTTGCAGAGAAAATTGTGAAAGCAATTGCAGCACTTGGATTTAAAAATCGTGGTGTGAAGATTAACAAAAAGCTTTACGTGCTCAATCACACAAAAGCACCTGCGATGCTGATTGAATGTTGCTTCGTGGATGATAAAGACGATGTAGCACTGTATGACTTTAAGAGCATGGCAAGTGCAATTGTTTACGGAATTACCGGACAGCAGTACATTGAACCATCCAATAACACATCTGATGACGATGCTGCAACTTCTGGATCAGAGACAAGCGTAGGTGATAAAGATTCTATTTATCGTGTACAGGTCGGAGCGTATCGCAACAAAGCAAATGCTATTTCCTTGCAGGAAAAATTGAAAGCAGCAGGATTTGACGCTGCGATTGTAAAAGCGTAAAATAAATGGCGGTTAGAATTTCTAATCGCCCTTTTTAATAGACTTGTACTAATTGATGTTAACCTCTCGAATATGCAAACCAAAGACCGAAATCGGCCGCAACCATCGCCAAGAAGACCTACGACCGCAT